TTGAGATTAGTCGTTTAGTAGGTATCCGTCCGTACAATGCGATTGCTTTTTCAGGTCCTATTGCCGTATTCGTTAGTGTATTTCTCATCTACCCTCTCGGACAGTCGAGTTGGTTCTTTGCGCCGTCCTTTGGTGTGTCGGCAATATTCCGATTCCTACTTTTTCTACAAGGATTTCATAACTGGACACTCAACCCCTTCCATATGATGGGTGTTGCAGGTATCCTGGGTGGTGCATTGCTAAGTGCCATTCATGGTGTTACAGTAGAGAATACTTTGTATCAAGATGGTGAACAAGCAAATACTTTCAAGGCATTTGATAGCACTCAGGAAGAGGAAACCTATTCAATGGTTACAGCAAACCGTTTCTGGTCTCAGATCTTTGGTATTGCATTTAGCAATAAGAGGTGGCTTCATTTCTTTATGCTCTTTGTTCCTGTTATGGGTCTTTGGACAAGTTCCATCGGTATTATTGGTCTTGCTCTCAACCTTCGTGCTTATGACTTTGTTTCACAAGAAGTCAGAGCAGCAGAAGATCCTGAGTTCGAGACGTTCTACACAAAGAACATCCTTCTGAATGAAGGTCTTCGTGCCTGGATGGCACCAGTGGATCAACCACATGAGCAATTTGTATTTCCAGAGGAAGTATTGCCAAGAGGCAATGCTCTGTGATATACTGGGGGTCTTCGGACCCTCTTTTTTATGCCATGAAATATACACTACAAGTACAAGAGACTGATGATGGTGAACTATTCTTAGAGTTTCCTGACGATGTTATGGAATCTTTAGGATGGCACGAAGGAGATGTGTTAGAATGGACCTATGCCTCAGACCACCTTATCCTCAAGAAGACTCATGACAATTGAAGGACGACCCGAATTGCAAGGTGCCCAAGAATATTGGGACAAAGAGTATGCACGTCAACGAAAGGATCGAATGCAAGATTGCATCGATGACTACCTACAGGATCAACATGTTGATGCACGGTTTGCATACGAAGAGATGCTGTCCTGTGTAGATGATGTGATTGAATATCATCGTTGTGCTTTGGCAAAGGCATCAACTCTCAAGGATCTTATGTTGGGTCACAGGTCATTCCCTGAGTGGCCAGGAGAAGATGTTGAACTGGCAAAGAAGTGGCAGTATGATAAGATTCCTGACCGTTTCTAAATTGTATCACATGTTACAGTTGACAATGACTAAATACTAGTGGTATACTATTACCATCGTTCATCCCATTTGCTATTTGCGAATAACGAATGGGACGCAAGTAAGCCGACTCGGAACGGAGCGTTCATCCCATGCTTGAGTTACTACTCTATGCAAACATGACATGTCAGGATGCTGAGTCTCTCATGTTGAGAATCTCTAAGCATCAAAATCTACCTCCCTTAGTGAAGGTAGAACTGGTAGAGACCGTAAAGGAATCTGTACCTGAATGTTTTTGGGACGCAAAAGCCGACTGAAGGAACGGGTTTAATCACCCCAAATTCAGGAGCAAACTAATGAACACACTATCTCTAATCAAGAAGCAGATCAACAAAGCAGCAGCACTGCACGATGCACAAATTGCTATGACTACCTATCGTGGTGTCAAGTTTGAGTGCAAGCAAGGTGATGCTGATGAAGTGCATGGCACTTTCTGCTATAGAGGTCACACCTATCAAAAGTGAGGTGTGATGGATAAATCCTATGTTTATCATTATGATGACATGGATAAAGACAGCAGACCACCAGCATGTTATCAACTAACATATCGGGGGGTAACATACTGGTCCTGCTATCGTATTCACTTGAAGGACTATTTTGAGCAATTGCTCACAGTACAACCAGTTTTTAACAGGAGGGGTTGACCCCTCTCTTTTTTTGCTAATATATAATGAGATTGCAAACGTATCAATGAAAATCTTTTTAGACTCTTCGGACTTCTACGAAATCGAAGAGGTGGCAAAGTTGGGATTCATCGATGGTGTGACCACGAATCCCACACTCATGAGTAAGCAGAGGAAAGATCCTGTAGAAGTTATCAAGAGGATTTCTGACCTGTTCCCTGAGACTGCATCGATCTCTGCAGAGGTTGTCGGTGGACACCATGAAGAGATGCTGGCACAGGCACAACCTTACATTGACCATGCTCAGAACATCACGATCAAAGTTCCCATGACCTTTGAGGGACTGAAGGCATGTAGGTACTTGACAGATCTCGGTAGAACTGTTAATGTTACTCTCGTCTTTTCACCTGCACAAGCAATCCTTGCTGCCAAAGCAGGTGCTACTTATGTTTCTCCGTTCGTAGGTAGAGTCGATGACCAATCCTTTGATGGTATTACTTTGATCAAAGAGATTGCTGGCATTTTTGATGGGCAGACTGATACTCAAGTCCTGTCTGCATCTATCCGTAGTGTGAAACATGTTATTGATTCATTCAAATACGGTGCAGATGTTGTCACAATGCCATTCTCAGTGTATAATAAAATGTACAACCACATTCTTACAGACAAGGGTCTAGCACTCTTCGACAAAGACTGGGCTGAACTACAGGAGAAAATCAAATGAAACTTCGTACTGTGAAAAAGCAACTACTAATCAAGAAAAAAGATGAGACCCACAACCAACTCTGGGAGTGGGAAGAAACACCTGAAGTAAGAGAGTTTATTAAAAAGTATGGTAAAACCAACTGATTGGGACAGTGTAGAAGCTGATGAGGCTGAAGCAATCCGTCGTCATGCTCGTGCAGACTTTCGTATGAACGAGATGAAGAAGGAACTTCAGGATCTGAAGAACATTGTTCATAGCAACGAAGACAAGAATGCAGCATACAAAAAGATCAGACAGTATCAGAAACGTAAGAAATCCATATTCGGTGAAATCGGAAGAATCGATCGTAGTAAAGACTACACCTCAGAGGGTATTAGAATCCAATACGAATCTCTTTACGGCGAAGTGGAACCTTCCGACAGCAGCAAAGAACTGCGGGATGACCGAGAAGGAAATGAGGATGACGTTCTTTGAATTCCTCAAGTACAATCCACCAACTTGGAAAGAGGGTTGACAAGTCACCCTCTTTCCTTTATAATTGATTTCATGGAAGAGTGGTCGAGTGGTTGATGGCACTGGTCTTGAAAACCAGCGATGTGCAAGCATCCGTGGGTTCAAATCCCACCTCTTCCGTTTTATACACTTTGTAAAGTAAAAGTGTATAAATACTCAGAACGTTATTCATGTAACGTTTTACAACAGAACCAAGTCGAGGTTCTTTTCATCTGTGGGTAACCATTCCACAAGTAAAAACAAACGAGGTAAACAAACAATGATCAAAACTGCTTTCGCAGCTGCTGCTGCTCTTGCTTTCGCACCTGCTGCTGCCCTTGCAGGTCCCTACGTGAACGTCGAGGCTAACTCAGGATTCACGGGCTCAAATTACAACGGTACGACGACAGATCTGCACGTTGGCTACGAGGGTCCTATTGGTGAATCGGCATCGTACTACGTCCAAGCAGGTGCTTCGGTCGTGTCCCCCGATGGTGGTGAAGTTGATACCGTTCCTTCTGGTAAGGCAGGTCTGGGTATTGCTGTGACCGATGCACTGGGTGCATACGGTGAAGTCTCCTTCCAAGGTTCTGGTGATTCCAGTGTTGACCGTGGCTACGGGACTAAAGTGGGTCTGAAGTATTCCTTCTGATTCATATAAACTAAACTCTAGAGTTTGGGAGGGGTTGCTACCCCTCCTTTTTTATGCTAAAATACTATGGTAACCAAGGAGGATCTATGCCTGAACAGTCCAAACGTAATCGCAAACGTGGTCACAGGGACATGGAACCCCTCCCTGCTCCCACTCGTCCTCCTGGTGAACGCAGGAGGATTCGTTCTTTCGGTCGTATTCGTCAAGAGGTTGACAAAAAATGATTAGTTTTATTGTTTATTCTAGGGACGGTTGTCCCTTCTGCACCAAGATTCAGCAAGTTCTAGAACTAAAAGAACTGAGGCATGTGATTTACAAACTTGATCGAGACTTTACTCGTGAACAGTTCTATCAAAAGTTTGGTGCAGGATCAACATTCCCACAGGTTCAATACAATGGTAAAAACCTTGGTGGATGTACTGAAACTGTTTCGTATCTTAGGGAGAATAATCTACTCTGAGTCACTAAATACTAACATTAGAGATGAGGGAGAACTCGTATGGAATACACTGCTGTGCTTTTGTTCTCAACGTTCCTGATACTGGGTGCCTTCATCGTCGGATTCATTGGGGGGTGGTTTGCTTCTAGAGTGTTTGATGCCTGGTATGAAAAGGCAGATTATGCTAAGGAAGTAATTCACCCTGAAATGTATGATGAGGATGGAGAACCTGCAAACATCGGTGACCTTCTATACTTGCGTATAGACAAAGATCATGATACACTAGAGGACGACGATGATGATTGAGAAACTATGATTCTAGTTGACATGAATCAGGTGATGATCTCCAACCTAATGATGCAAATCAATGTGAGAAATGGAGAACTTGAAGAGGGACTAGTTCGACACATGGTTCTCACCTCTCTACGGATGTACCGCAGAAAGTTCGGGGACAAGTTCGGAGAACTAGTCCTTTGTTATGACAGTAAAAATTACTGGAGGAGGAAGTATTTCCCCCAATACAAAGCCAGTAGAAAGAAAGACCGAGCAAAGTCTAATCACAACTGGGGTCAAATCTTTGAGGTGCTCAACAAACTCAGAGATGAGTTTCGTGAGAACCTTCCTTACAAGGTTATGTGTGTCGATGGGTCTGAAGCAGATGACATCATTGCAATCCTGACGATTGATCAGGGCATGAGAAACATCAGACTGCAGAAGGACATGCAACCACCTGTACCTATTCTGATTCTATCTGGTGACAAAGACTTCGTTCAGTTGCAGAAGTATCCTTATGTCAAGCAGTACAACCCTGTGAAGAAGTCCTTTGTGGAGTGTCCAGATCCTCATCTATACATCCTGGAGCACATCATCAAGGGTGATAAGTCTGATGGCATTCCTAACTGCCTTTCTCCTGACGAGACCTTTGTAAAGGGTGCAAGACAAAGACCTATCAGTAAGAAAAACTTTTCTCTGTGGTTAGACAAAGCACCTGAAGACTTCTGTACTTCGGAACAGATGCAATACTACGAACGAAATAAGACCCTTATCGATTTCAGATATATACCTAAGGAGATTGAAGATTTAATTGTCGAAGAATACGACAACTATGTCTGTAAACCTAGGTCGGGTATTTATCCTTACTTCGTATCGAACCAACTTCTTGAATTGATTAACCACGTAGGAGATTTTTAATTATGTCTGGATGGACAAACAACAACCTTCTGATTTCTGAAGTGCTTCAGAAGGTCAGCAATGCAAAGACTAAGAAAGAGAAGATCTCTCTTCTAGTTCAGAACAATAGTCCAGCACTTCGTAGTATTTTGATCTGGAACTATGATGACTCGATCATCACCCTTCTACCTGAAGGTGAAGTTCCTTACACTCCCAACGATTCACCCAAGGGCACTGAGCACTCACTACTTGCGAAAGAGTACACTAAGTTGTACTATTACATCAAAGGTGGTGCAGATCAAGTGCCTCAACTGAGACGTGAATCTATGTTCATTGCCTTGCTTGAAGGTCTACACAAGTCCGAAGCAGAACTTATTTGTCTGGTAAAGGATGGTAAACTTCAAGACAAGTATCGCATCACACTTGCTACAGTTAAAGAAGCATTCCCACAAATTGAGTGGGGCAATAGAGGACCAACTGAATGAAGATTTTTGAACAAGACTGTTCACCAGAACTTGCTAACGACAGGTCGTTACCTTACACATCATATCTAGTAGAGTATGTTCTGGATGGTCAGACTAAGTATGATCTAGTGATCGCAGGTAAAAAGGTTGAAGTTTTTGACTGGTACTGGGATCACTATCGTCATGATTTTATTAGATTTACACAGACTGAGGGTAGAGTGAATCCAAAGTTGTGGAACAATCCTAAAGAACAGAAGGGTAAAAAGAAATGAGCACTGTTATTTTTGATCCTCGCAAGAAGAAAGAGGAAGAGGTTGAAGAAGAAGGGAAGTCTGTACCACAGACCCCTAGAGAATTGCTGGTGGCAGCCATGACAGTTGCTACTATTCCTCTGATTTTTATGTTACTATGGAACTGGTTGATTCCTAGTATCTTTGGGTTGGCAACCATCGGTTACTTCAAGTCCGCAGGACTTCTTGCTATGTCCTATATGATTTTTAAGAAATGAAAGTATGTAAGATCTCTGTCACTCCTGATGCAGAGAAGACAATCGGTTACATTGCACGTGTAAGCAATCCAAACAACCAGGAAAATCCTAAGGTGGAGAAACTGCTGGCATATTGTATCAAGCATGGACACTGGTCTGTGTTTGAGCAAGCAACCATGACTGTTGAGATCAATACTACTAGAGCAATCGCACAGCAAATACTGCGCCACCGTTCGTTCACATATCAAGAATTTTCACAACGGTATGCCGACTCTAAACTTCTAGGATTTGATGTCATCCCTTTGCCTGACCTGCGTCGTCAAGATGATAAGAATCGACAGAACTCTATTGATGATGTTGATCCTTTCACCAAGCAGAAGTTTGAGATCCTGATGCAACATCACTTCAAAGCAGGCATGGAACTGTACCAGGAGATGCTTGATGCAGGAATCGCAAAGGAGTGTGCCAGAAATGTGCTTCCCCTCTGTGTACCAACTCGTATGTACATGACGGGCAATCTTCGCAACTGGATTCATTATATCTCTTTGCGTGAGAAGAACGGTACTCAGCAGGAGCACATGGATATTGCTAAGGCAATCAAAAAGATCTTTGTTGCTGAGTTTCCTACCATCTCTCGTGCTCTTGAGTGGGAAGGTTCTGCTGAAGACTACTGTTCTGATACTCAACCCTGTGTACTAATCAAACCTTAGACCAATGCCATCATACGATTTTAGAAACAAAGAGACTGGAGAAATCCTAGAGAACGTGGTAATGTCTATCCACGATCTCGATAAATACAAAGAGGAACATCCCGAACTTGAAAGATATTTTGGTAATCAAAATGTCACTGCTACCTACGGCAAACCTGTTGCCTCGGAAGGATTCAAGGAAGTGATGTCTAAAGTCCAGAGAGCACATCCTGGTGCAAACCTTAGTAGATTTACCTGATATGCCACGTCGAAAGAATTTGCAGAACACATTCAAACTTGAAGGTGTTCTTGATGATAAACCCACGGTGAAGAAGTCTCGACGCAAACCTATCAGCACAGAGCAACTTGCTGCCATCGAACCTATCACTGAGAACCAGAAGAAAGTTTTCAGTGCATGGGAAGAGGGTAAGAACTGTATCCTACATGGTTGTGCAGGTACAGGTAAGACATTTGTAGCACTGTATCTTGCACTCAGAGAAGTTCTAAACCCTGAGACTCCTTACGAAAAGATTTACATTGTCCGTTCACTGGTTCCTACCAGAGAGATTGGTTTCCTGCCTGGAGATCATGAGGACAAGTCATACCTTTACCAGATTCCTTATAAGAATATGGTGAAGTATATGTTTGAGATGCCAGATGATAATGCTTTTGAGTTTCTCTATGACAACTTGAGATCTCAAGAGTCTATCTCTTTCTGGTCCACATCATTTATTCGTGGCACCACATTTGATAATGCTATCATTCTGATTGACGAGTTTAGCAATCTAAACTTCCATGAACTGGATTCAATGATTACTCGTGTCGGTAATGATACTCGTATCTTATTCTGTGGTGACTACACACAGTCAGACCTCGTGAAATCTAATGAAAGAACAGGTGTTCTTGACTTCATGAGAATCTGTGCTACCATGGATGAGTTTGAAACTGTAGAGTTTGATATCAACGACATCGTTCGTTCTGGTCTGGTCCGCAGTTATCTCATCAGCAAACTGAATTTAGGATTGTAATGTTTAATTGGTTATATCATGAAGAGGATTTCAATATCCCACCGTTGAAAGCAACCGAACGCAATGGTATGCGTTTTTATGTGAGGGATGGTAAATACTATCCCTCAGTAACTACAGTCACTGGTATCAGATCCAAGCAAGCAATCTTGGAGTGGAGACAAAGGGTTGGTGAAGCACACGCAACTCGTGAGTCTGGTCGTGCTACTGCTAGAGGATCTGTCTATCATGAAATTGTCGAATCGTACCTGCGTAATAATTACAATCCTAAGGAATGGGAAGAGAAGATCATTCCGAATCTGCTTTTCAGATGTTCTAAGAGTAATCTTGATCGCATTGATAATATTCATTGCATGGAAACTGCTCTTTATTCCGATTATCTTGGTCTTGCTGGTCGTGTTGATTGCATTGCTGAATTCAATGGCATTCTTTCTGTGATCGACTTTAAGACATCTAACAAACCTAAGAAAATCGATTGGATTGAGAATTATTTTGTACAGTGTTGTGCATATGCTACAATGTACTATGAGCTCACCGAACGTGAGGTCAAGCAACTAGTTGTGATCATTGCAAATGAAGCAGGTGGCACTCAGGTGTTCGTCAAAAAAGATATTGATCAACAACTAGCATTGCTGAAAGAATACATGCAAGAATTTATTGAGGAGCAACATGGAATTAAACGATGAACTTCAAAAAAAGTTCCTGACTCCTACCAAATTTGCTATGGAGATCGAGAAGATGGTCAAGGACTCTAATGGTCTGATCAATTACATCGACGCAGTGGTGGTTTACTGTGAACAAAATGAGGTTGAGATTGAGAGTGTACCCAAACTCTTGTCCAAACCTCTGAAAGAAAAAATCAAGAGGGATGCACAGTATCTGAACTACGTCAAGAGAACTAGTAGAGGTATTCTCCCTGTGTAATTGGGTGTACCATTACAATAGAGAAATGTCCGCAGAATTTTTTAATGCACCAGCAGTTCGTGCAGAACTAGCAAACATATTCACTCTTCATGAAGACATGGTGCGTCTTCTTAACCCTGCTGTCATGCAAAATCTGACAGCAGAGAAGCAGAATGAAAGGATTGAAAAGGTTATTGAGTTGATCGAACGACAGAAGATCTTCTACACTAGGTTGACTCTGGAAAGTTATGATGATGTAGAGTTGCAAGAGGTCCGACACAAGATCGATGGCATCGGTCAGAGGTTCGGGTTCCAAGGCACCTTCAGTCAACATGCTGATACCATGATCAATCGTCTGAAGAAACGGTTGACACCACCTAAATAGGGTACTATAATAACTTCGTTGGGCAGGACGGGACTGGGAGACTGGTTCGCACCGTAAGACCCAACACAATCCAACAATACAAAAATACGAGGAATCCAATTATGTCTTTCGCAGCACTCAAGAAGTCTTCCTACTTCGACAACCTGAAGACTGAGATCGAGAAGATCTCTAACCCACAGGGACAAAGCTACACTGATGATCGTCTTTGGAAGGCAGAGCTTGACAAGTCTGGTAATGGTTATGCTGTGATTCGTTTCCTGCCCCCTTCTGATGGGGAGGACCTGCCCTTTGCTAAGGTCTGGAGTCATGCTTTCAAAGGTCCTACGGGACAGTGGTACATTGAGAACTCCCTGACCACCATCGGTAAGGATGATCCTGTCGGTGCTATCAACCGTGACCTCTGGAACAGTGGTCTGGAATCTGATAAGCAGACAGCACGTAATCAGAAACGCAAACTGTCTTACTACAGCAACATCTATGTGGTGAAAGACCCTCTGCACCCTGAGAATGAGGGCAAGGTGTTCCTGTTCAAGTATGGCAAGAAGATCTTTGACAAGATTGTTGAGGCAGCAAAGCCTCAGTTTGAAGACGAACGTCCTGTTGATGTGTTCAACTTCTGGCAGGGTGCCAACTTCAAACTCAAGATCGTGAAGAAGGATGGTTTCTGGAACTATGACAAGTCTGAGTTCGAGTCTCCCTCTGTTCTTGGTGAGTTCTCTGATGGTGAACTGGAGAAGATCTACAAGCAGCAGTATTCTCTGACTGACTTTACTGATCCTTCTAAGTTCAAGACCTATGAAGAACTGGAAGCACGTCTGAATCTTGTCCTTGGTAAGGTCCAACCTCGTGTGACTCCTCGTCTTGATGAGTCCCTTGAGGACGAGAGTGAGGGTCGTGGTCCTGCTCCTGAAGCACCCTCCTGGACCAGTGAAGTAAGTGACCACAAGTCTGCCGAAGCAGACGATGATAGTCTAGACTACTTCAAGAAACTGGCAGAAGAGGATTTCTAAAATGACTACCCCCAACTGGCAACATCATTCCAAAAAGGAACAGAAACGTACCTTGAAACCACAGGCAATGCGTCAAGCAAAGAAACGCAGGCAGTCTCTGAAAAGAAAACTGCTTGCTGCCTGTGCGGTGCTGGTTGGGGTGTCAGCAACTCCTGCTCAAGCAATCACCTGGAAGGAGTTCTGGGAACCGTTTAAGGATGGTCACCACCATCATCATGTACATCGGGAGGTGCATCACTATCACCACCCAGCACCCCGTAGAAGGAGGTGTAGGTACAAGGTGAGACGGGAACGGTACATCCCAGGTGACTACTACCATGAGGGTTACACCACATGGGAGACTGAAATTGTCTGGAGAGCATGTGGTTCATACAATCGTAGGTATGAACACTGGTAAACCAAAAACGACCTATGAATACCAAAATACCCCGAAAAAATTTCGGGGTATTTTTTTGCTCTTAAGGTTTTTTATCTTACCTGAGTTCTCTTGAGGAATGGGTCATCAGCATCCACAGATTCGGGATACTTGATCAACTCTTCAAACTCTGTGATGAACTTCTGAATGAACTGACTCTTAAGAACTTTGATACCTCTCTTCAGTTCGTTCTTACGTTGCTCTATATCATAGTTCGTCAACGGTTGAATCGCATTAGCACCGTATGTAATACCTTCGTAGGTAGTGAATGAAAAGTTGGCATTCACAACTGTACCTTTAGGGATCAGAACATTATCTTTAGTGTCCTTGATCTCATCAGTTTCGTATTGAACTATATCATATAGTTTAGTTCCATACTTTCTCTCTAGATAATCTTCTAGAGCAGTTACCTCCATTGGCCACTCTTCATATAGATTGGTGTATCTGTTGCAGAGAATGATAATCCAATCGTACTCAGGTGTACCGTAGAACTTTTGTGACACTGAGTCAGGTCTCTCACCATCATTGACCACGTAGTCATCGTAAGCAAAGATATACTTTGCCAAGTCATCTCTAACAGAGACTCTTCTGTAGAGATTCTTGATCACATTTTGATCTAGATAAGAACTTCTAGCAGTTCTTTCAGAGATCTCAATGTTTGGTAGGTAGGAGAAATAGTTTGCCATCAGTATTCTTTTAGTTCTTCCAGTGCTTCACGATGCAGCATGACTGTTTCTTGGAATGACATTTGAATTTGAACTGCCATCACATAGTCTTCTGTTGCAACATACTGACCATCGGGTGCAAAGTTCACACTGAAGTTCTTTAGAACACAAGCACCAGGACGATATAAATTTTCAATCTCAGTAGAAGAGTTGAGTTTCACTCTCTTTTGATTACCTTTTGATCCTGCCATCCTAACGAAAGCAAGATCGAAATAAGAAGGGATGCCTAACCATCTGTTATTACCACCACTAAGACCACTACCACTACCGTTTGACAACGATGGATGCATGTAGTATCTTAGAGTATTAACAATCTGTTTGATTTCATTCTCTTCAGCTTTGTTTCGTGCAACCATCTTCACACTGAAGTTATGGTTTCTATAGTTTGCACCTTTGAAAGTAATCTCTCTAAATGGGTTTAGAGTTCGACCTGAAACAAGTGCAGAGAGAGAGTTTGCATCAACTCCACCAGCAAATCCTGCTGCTTGAATAATAGTATTAACACCCTGAGCAGCAAGGTTAAGTGCTAGTTCTGGAGTAGCATTCTGTGCAGCCTCTGCGATCTTGGATGCAGCTGCCACATCTGAGTTCTCACCATCGAAAAAAGCAGAACCAGCTTCAATTGCCCCCTTACCGATGGATCCTAAGTCAACACCTTGGTATGACATACCATACTGAACTGACAACTGTCTAGGCATTGCCAGAAAGATTGTACCTTGTGAACTACTAGTGGGTGCTTTTGCTCTACCACCTAGAGATTTACCCTTACCACCGTCAAAGAACTGGTAGATACCTTGACCACCTTCCGTTGCGATTGTAATTTTTAGGTAATCTTTATCAGATGCTCCCTTGATTTGTCTGGGATATACTAACGGTGCTTTTGACATGGATAAATATTTCTAAACGTTAGTCATGGCGTATAAAGGTAGATTCACACCAACAAACTTCCAAAAATACAAAGGTGATCCTACAAAAATTATTTATAGGAGTTTGTGGGAACGTAAGTTCATGGTATGGTGTGACACCAATCCCAACATCCTTGAGTGGGGTAGTGAGGAGTTCTTCATACCATATATATCACCTGTTGATGGTAGAGCACACAGATATTTCCCAGATTTCTATGTAAAGTTAAGAACTACCAACGGAAAGGTGAAGAGATATGTCGTTGAGGTCAAACCTCTAGCACAATGTCGAGAACCTAAAAGACCTAAGAGGCAGACAAAGAAATATATATCTGAAGTCAAAACATATGCAGTCAACCAAGCAAAGTGGAAAGCAGCAGTTGACTTTTGTGAGGACAGACTTTGGGAATTCAAAGTCATCACAGAGAAAGAGTTGAAGGTATGAGTATCTTTACAGACATACGATCATTAACCAAGGGGTCTGGCAAAAGTGAGACTTGGTATAGGAAGCAGTGGTCTAAACGCATCCAAGGATTCCAACAGTCCAGACCACAGGTGGGTGGTATCTATTACTTTCATTACATTGCAAAAGAACCTGAGAGAATGGAGTGGTATGATAGATATCCATTCGCATATTGTATTGCAGTAGATGGAACGGGTTGGTTGGGTGCAAACTTACACTACCTTGCACCTAGTTCAAGACTTGGTACGGTAAACCAGATCAAAGCTTCTGGAAATAAAGCAGCATTGTTCTTTCCTAAATCTACTATACATAGATATAGAAATACTGAGATTAAATCTCCTGTATATAAAATTCCTGAGGAAGAGTGGGACGCAGTGCAATTACCGTTAGAGTATTTTGTAGATGAGTCACCACTAGCACCTAATGGTACGAGAAGAATTCCTGCTAAAAAAGTCTGGGGGTAATCAATGACACTCGATGTCAGTTCAATGCTTACAAAATTATCTAGTGCTGGTATGGCTACCAGTAATAGGTATGCTGTGCAGATGCAACTCCCGACAATACTTAGAGGGGAAGAGTTTAGCATTGATGGTTACAGTCTAGGTGAAGTTCTAAACTTCTATTGTGATTCTGTCACCACACCAACCAAGCAAGTTACTACAGCACAACACAGAGATCATGGTGTTGGTATCAACTATGCTACTGGTACTGTGTATGGTGAGGTGACTCTGAATTTACTATCACCCAAGGATTTGGACTTCAACCGAGTCTTTGAGGAATGGTATGCTGCTATTCATGATGACACGGGTAACAAGGTGTCATACTATGATGATATCGTAGCACCAAAGATGACCATCTATAAGTTAGAGAAGAACGGTAAGAAGAATAATAAGTGGTCAACTTCTATTACTGGTAGGTGGGAGATTGAGAATGCTCTCCCATATAATATCAGTCCTTACCAACTAAGTTCTGCTAGAACACAACTACTCAAGACTAGAATCTCTTTCAAAGTTGAGAGATATAGGTTTGTAAGAGGTGGTGCATTCAGACTTGCTGCTGAAGTTCTCGGAAACGTATCTCGATTTGATGACTAAATAACTAAACTGAAATTGGGTTTTAAACTATGCCTTTGCCAAAACTTGTCGTACCTGAGTACGAATGTGAATTGCCTTCTACAGGTGAAACAGTAAAGTATCGTCCATTCCTGGTCAAAGAAGAGAAGATTCTTCTGATGGCCATGGAGTCGAACAGTGAAAAAGATATGATGAATGCGGTGAAGTCTATCATCCGCAACTGTACATCAATCAAACGTAAGATTGATGCTCTCCCTACATTTGATATCGAGTTTCTGTTCCTTCGTATTCGTGCGAAGTCTGCTGGTGAAGAAGCAGATGTGATCATCACCGCACCTGACGATGGTGAGACAGAGATCAAGATCAAAGTTCCTCTAGAGGAAGTTACCTGTGAGAAACCTGAAGGTCACAATCCAAAGATCATGCTTGATGATGACACTGGTGTGGTCATGACTTACCCTAGTCTTGACACCTTTGTTAAGGAGAACATCTCTGGTGCAGCAACTGAGTCTGATTCTATTGATCAGGTATTCTCAATCGCAGCAGGTTGCATCTCACAAATCTTCCAAGGAGAGGAGGTGTGGGAAGCAAAAGACTGTAGTAAGAAAGAGTTGACTGAGTTCCTAGAAAGTTTGACTAACGATCAGTTCATCAAACTACAATCATTCTTCGAGACCATGCCTAAGTTGCAGTGGAAGACTGAGGTCACTAATCCTGAGACCAAAGTGAAGAGTGAAGTTGTCCTTGAGGGTCTGTCATCTTTTTTCGGGTGAGTATGTTGTACTCTAGTTTGGAAAATTATTACCGAACTAATTTTGCCTTAGTACAACATCATAAGTGGAGTCTAACTGAGATAGATAGTTTGATGCCCTGGGAAAGGGATTTGTATGTGATCATGCTGACTCAACATCTTGAGCAAGAACGTGAGATGCAACAACAAAACCAACCAGCACCATACGAAGGTTAAATGGCTACACTTGCTAAACCACAGAACAAATTAGCACAAAAACCTCAACGATATCAGCAAGTTGGTGGATCATCTGCGCCTACGGTAAAGGCACTGAATGGTATAGGCAAACAGATTTCCACCAACAATACAATTTTAAGTAGCATTGCGAATGCTCTGACTAGAAGACGCAATGTAGATCATAAGATTCAGAAGTCTCTCTTTGATGACATTGAGAGAAGAAGAGAAGCACTCAAGAGATTAAACGGACAGAAGAAGAGACCTCAACTGGTAGCAAGAAATTTACAGAGAAAAAGAAAACCAGTTGGACCTGTAGCACAAAAGAAATTAACAAAAGAAAAAGAGGTTGATGGTGGTGGTGGTCTAGGTATCTTGAATGGTATTGCTAGATTCTTCCAGATAGTTGGTGGCAAAATCTTCAAAGCATTTGTAATGACAGCAGCATTCAAGTGGTTCTCGGACCCAGCTAATGCAAGAAGATTTGTAGATGCGTTCCGTAATTTTTACAACTGGGTTCTTAAACCCATCGGTAGTTTTGTAATCAATTGGACTACTTGGGCACTTGATGGTATCGGTTCTGCTGCTGGTGGCATTGGTAAGATCATCAACGGTGTCAAGAACGGTGAAGTTGGTGAACTGATGACAGGTTTTGGTGACCTGTTGAAAGGTCTACCTGCCATTGGATCAATCGCATTCCTATTGAATCCAGTTGGATCACTGAAGTTCATCTGGAGTATCATCAGTGGTATTGCTGGCATCAAACCACCAAAAGAACAGGGTCCAGATGCACCAGACGGTAAACCAAAACCAAAACCCAAACCAAAACCTGACGCACCTGCAAAACCAAACTGGTTTCAGAGACAGTTTGATCGAGCAAAGAAATTTGGTGGGTCAGTAGTAGAGAGCACCAAGAAGTTAGGTGGTGAGGCAGTAACTGGTCTACGAAAGATTGGTAGTAATTTTAAATCAGGACTAGTCAGAGTTGGTGAAGGTCTAAAGGGCATCAAAGATGCTGCCATGAGGAAACTTGTGGAACCTGCCATTGAGTATGTCAAACCAATTCTAAACAAGTTAAAAGGTCTCAAGGGTGCTATCGAGAAGAGACTGATGAACGTTCTTGGAAACAAGGGACGTGAACTCCTGAGGAAATTTGGTGGTAAGGGTAGTTCTGGTCTGATGAAGAAGATCGGATCGAAAGCAATCCCTATCCTAGGTGGTATTGCAAACCTATACTTTGGTTATGAAGCACTGAAGGCAGGTGATCCTATCGGTGCACTGCTAGAATTTTCATCAGGTGCATTTGATCTTGTCGGTCTAATTCCTGGAGGTCAGTTCGGTCCTGTGGTGTCCATGGGTATGGACATCTATAACTTCCTCCGTGACATGGTTCCTGGTATCAAGGAACAAGAGGAGAAAGTAGTCAAAGCTCTTGGTCTAGATCCGATCATGGAACAGATCAAAAAGTTTGGTGCCATGCTCCCTGGTGCAGAGAGGGGTGGCATCAGAGGGGGTAGACGTGGTGAGTCTGACCTCAATGATCCTAGAATGAAATCAGGTAACTTCCTAGTCGGTGCACTAGAAGCAATCCTAGACATCATGCCTGGTGGTGAGATTCTAAAGAACGAATTTGCACCACAACTATTCAGTGCAAAGAGAGCATTTGGTGCTGGGATTGTTGCTCTAAGTGAGACTCCCATGGTATCTCCTGCTATCTCTGCTGGAACTGAAATTAAAGACCATCTTAAAAAGTTTTTCCAAGCAACAGTAGGTCCAATTAAAAATGCTCTTGGTGAACTATTAAAAGGATGGTTGTCTAATTTACCAAACCCTTTGCAATCAGTAAATTCAGCAGTAAATTCAGTAGTAAGCACAGGAGCAAACGTACTAAGAAATACTGTAGCTCCAGTATCAAATCTTCTAGGTTTAGGTGATGCAGAATCTGTGACTAGATCAACTGGTGCACCTTCACTAGATCCAAATAGAAACTATGGTATCGGAGAAGGCCAGAAGTTCTTCTTTGAGGATGATAAGGGACAGAAGTTCCATGCAGTCAACACTGGTGATGGACTACAGTTCTTTGAAGGTGGTGTTGCTGGTGTTGGTGGTCGTCTAAGACACACCAAAAATGAAGATGGAACTGCTGCGAACACAGGAATGGTTCAGGCATTCTTGAAAGCAAAAGGAGAAGGAGCACCTGCAACAGCTGATCCCAATATTAAAGGTTCAAATCTGGAGAATGTTGGTAACCCAGGAAAGATTTTCTTACACTGGAGTGCTGGTACTTACTATGATGTTGGGTATAAGGATTACCACTCAGTGATTGATGGTGATGGTAAGGTTTATAGGTGGAATCCATATTCTAAGAGAAGTGGACTAGCACATACACTGCATAGAAACCGTCAGGGTGTCGGTATCTCTATGGCTGCTATGAAAGATTGGAAGTTGTATCCTAAAGAGAAGCAACTTCAAGCAATGGCACAAGAGGTTGCTGATCTAGCAAAGGCATGGGGATGGACTAAAAATGATATTACTCTGAATAATGTTCAGACTCATGGTGAGGCAGCATCTATGTTAGATGGTACTGTACACCCACATAGTTCAGATAATACAAGATATGGCAACACCAAACCTGATAACTATGGACCTTGGATGTGGGGTGGGGATGCTGCCAGAGCAGACCTTCTTTGGGTGAGAAAGGGTGACAAAGATGGCACTGGTGGTGGTGTCATGAGA